CTCTTGCAGTTTCTTCCACAATTAACTCCCGCATCGCCTCTTCCCGCTCTGGCACAGTCGCAGAATCACTCTCTTCAATCGCAGCTTCCATTTCGGCAACCGCATCGGGAGTGATCTCTTCGTTGAGCGGGACAGTCTTCAGTTGATTGCTCGCTTCGACGCGTTCATCAATCGTCTTCAATCCAGACTGGAATTTCAGCAACTTCTGCGCTAACGGCAGAGGCGCATGCTCTGTCGCAACCTTGCTCATCCAGTTCAACCCCTTTGCGCGATTTGCGGGGTCGATCATCTGACTCGCAATGATGAAGAAGCGGTCCTCGTCTGTCGGCTTCAGCGCTTTTCCAGCGAGAGAGATTCTCTCTTCCATCGTGGCGTTCTTATCCACGGTCTTCTGTGTCGGACCGGGCTTGCGGCCAACCTTAGACTTTTCACCAACAGGCGTAGCAGGCTCAACCGCAGCTTTCGCGGCAGCAACACGAGCGTCAACCGCAGTTTTCAGCGGATCGACAGCAGCAGCTTCTGCGTCGGCAGCGGCTTTCTCCTCGTCACGCTTAGCCTTTGCCGCAGCTCTCTGTTCAGCCTTACTCAGCGTAGCCATCTTGTTCGTGGCGTTTACGTTAGCCTCTTCACTCGTCTGCCCTTCCACCTTCGCCTCTTGTGCCGCCTTCTTCTGCGCCTTCACAACCTTCGGGAACTTCCCCGTCGCAAGCAAGCTCGCCGTGATTAGCTCATACCGATCATCAATAGACCCTTCAAACTTCCCAGTCAGCGCGTTGTTGTATTCTTCCCACAACTTTGGAAACTCCGGCACAAAGCTTTCACCCTGCGCGATTTCCATATGCTTCATGCGAATAAGCTTCACAGCGTTGTCAGACAGCTTCGTGCCCAAGGCTTTCTGGTATTGCTCAACAGTGCGCTCGGCTACAGGAGTGCTAAGCAGCGTGTCCGGCAGTTTCAAATCCTCTTCCACAAGCCCCATGACGGAATCAAGGTTCGCGTCAGTCTTTGCGATCCTGCTCAAACTCCCGCCCTTGACCTTGTTAATCTGTTTCAGTGCCTTCTGATACCTCATCACCTCAGCCTTCGCTGGGTCAAAACCAATGACCGAGGGATTCTGGAGGAGTGCTTTAGGGTCGATGCCGGTGAGAACATCTGGTAGGGCTCCGTTGACTTCGCGTAGTTTATCCCAAGTGGACTTAAAGGTTTCAGCTTCCAAGGTGATCGACTTGCGGTGGGCTTCCATCGTCGCAGCGACGGCATTGTTTTTGTCGATAAAGCGACCGATGTCCACACCAAGTTCGGCCTCTTTCTGGAAACGGGCGAGGCTGTTGTCGATGGCTTCAAGAGACTCACGCGTGACTTCACCGCGTGTTTTCTCCGCGTTGATTTGATCTTGTGTTGGGCGGAGAGGGGCGTCAACCGGATTACCGATATACTGCCGACCTCTCATGCGAGGAATGTCAGCCATACCGAACGCGACGTTCGATGCAAGGCTGGCGAACAGATAATCTCTGTTCAAGACTGCTTCCGGCCCACGATGCAAAACATCCATTCCAAGGAAACCAGCGTTAGCTGCAACCTGGCCACCCAGATAACCTAATGCCTTGTCACCAAGTTTATCCACCGTCTCGCCGACCATGGTCTTAGCGATTCCTGTAATTGGATCAACAGCCTGGAATGTTCCTGGATTAAGGACGTTCTTTCCTTTCAGGAAGCCCAGCTTGCTAAGCACAGAGCCTGGCGTTGCAGCGTTGCGGAACACAGCTTGCGTGCCCATGTGCGCAAGTTTGGTTCCGAGATACGGAGCAACCGCACCGATAGCAGCGTCGGTGACCTCACCGGACTTGCCATAAGCATCAAACGCGGAAAGGCCAGAGGTTAGCCCCATTCCGATCGCCCCGCCCTTAGCCGCACCGGCAGCGATACCAGCAGGGCCTCCTGGTGTTCCAGCAAGGCCACCAATCGCCCCGCCTGCCATCATTGGGAGGAAGTTCAACACCTGACGTGGGAGTTCGCGCCCAGCGGCTCGGCTTGCATCTGGCGTCACACCGAACAAATCCCCAACGGCACCAAACGCACCAGCCGTCCAATCGTCAATCGGTCCGCTTTGGATAGCCTCATCAACATTTGCGCTCCACCCGCGGATCATGTTCTTCCACGCGGGAGAATCAGCGACCGCTTGGTAGCTGGGATCATCCGTGGCTAGTGCGCCTAACTTGGCGAAGTCTGCGATGGAGCTGTCAGCGGGGAGAAGGCCCTTGGATTTGGCCTTTTCGTGCTGACGTTGGATTGTGAGGAAGTCGGGCATGGCTTAGAAGCGTGACTGGTATGTAGGGTCTTTGTAGAGATTCTGCAAGCCGCGCATATTCTGCGGAGCGCCTGCGCCTTGTTTAACTACACCTGGGAAGAGTTGCGAGAGATGTTCCCAGTCATTAACCCCAGGGAATATGTTGGTCCAGTAGGATTCCAGACCGGCAGAAGCGGGTGATTGATTACCGAACATGCTGTTCAGCGCCTTCAGGGCGCTTAGTTGTTCTGGCGAAGAATAAGGAGGTGTGTAGCTCGTCATTGAGCCTGCTGGAAACGACTGAGCCCGTGACTGCGCGCCCCAAGCGGCTGGAGTGTCATTCGGCAAAGGCGGAAGTGGCATTCCATTACTGCGGAAGCTTGGCGGCAGAGAACCTTCCATTGTGCCCTGCGTCATGAAGGGGTCCTCAGGCGGGGTTGGTGCTTGAGGACTGCTTGGTGGTGGTGCAGAGTTCCCAGGAAAGATGCTTGAAAAGTCACTCTGCGAAGGCGCGGGTGCTGGAGGCTGAGTCCTTGCAACGGGTTGAGCTTTGGGAATTGAACCTGGAGCGGTAACGCGTGGGTCAGGGTTGAAATAGTTCTCGCCAGCATTCGTTATTGTGGGCCGACCAGAAGCGTCACGTGGACCTTTTGTCGCCTGCACCTGCGCAAGCTGCGGCAAGTATTCATCCAAGAAAGTCTGCTTGCCGGTCACGGGATCAGTTGTGGTTCCCCGTGGCATTGGTTGCCCTTTGGGAATCCACTCCACACTGCCGCGACCATAGGCGGAAGTTGGTGGCTCTTTGGGCATAGCTTGAAGGGCTTTTCTTTCAGCCACAGCAGACTGCCCAGCGGCAAAAGCGTTGCTGCGATTCTGTGCATGTTCAGCATTCACACGACCCTGCCGCGCAGCCACTTGATCAGCAGAGTTATTCTTATCCATCCAATCAAGTCCACCACCCATCTTTGCAGGCTGGGCGGCGTTGGGGTTTCTGTAACCACGATTTGGCACAGGCATGGATTGGAACCACTGGATTATGTCCTGGGCGGTGAGCTGGCCTGTGGGCGCAGCTGTGCCGTTACGCTTTTTGCCTGGACGCCTTTCAGAAAGCGGTCCAGAGCCTGCGCCGCGACGCCCGGCTTTCGCTAAGGTCGCGGAGATTTGAGAAGAGAGAGAGCCGTTGACTTGAACTGGAGGTGGCATAAAATTGTTACATTGATTGTTGCACGATCGACTGAGCGTTTAGCACGCGAGGATCAACAGGAGCTTGTGGCCGCGGTTGCAGTCCAGGAATCTGAATGCCCTGCTGTTGAAGATATTGAAAAAGCGCAGTTGGGTCTTGGAATCCTTCGGGGGTCTCCATACGACTCAACGCGGCCATGATTGCCTGCTGAATCTGCTGCTTCTGAATAGCTTCCTGATGCGCAGCCTGCTGGTCAAACTGCTTAACCGCGAGGTCAAACTTCTTTTGATCCATTCCAAGGGAATGCTCAAGCTGCTTTTGGCTCACACCAAACTGACGTTCATCCAACCCGTAAGCGCGGTCAGCATTCGTCTGCTGTTGAGTAGCTTGCTGGCGACGCCACTCTTGTTCAGCCTGTTGAATCGCGGCCTGTTGAGCGTGGCTTTGATTAAACTGCTCCCCGCGCATATCAAGCTGCTGTTGTTCCAGACCAAAATTCCTATCCTGATTCTGCTGCTGCTGAGCCTGCTGATTCTGCCCCATAATAAGCTGGAGAATCTGCATCATTTGGCCCATTGGGTCATAAACGGGCTGTTGTCTTTGGTTCATCATAATGGTTCAAGAAATTGACTTGCGTCGGTTGAGTCTTCATCGGTTGCAATTAGCTGTGCGAGCGCACGATCGAGGTCTTTTGTCGGTGGCGGGAGGTTCCCTTCAACGTTCCCTACGAACACGCCAAGAAGTTTGTTACATTCCACAATCCCCTGGAGCATTAAATACTCCTCACCGTTCTGAGTGAACCAGTCATCGTTAGCATCCGCAGTCCAATCGGGCCACCAAAAACAAGCATCCACCGGAAGCACTTGCGTGGACGTTGGCGCGGGATGATACGACACCCTTTGCCCGTTGAGAATAACGTAATTTTGACCCAAAAGCGGGTCGTTCCAATCTGTCGCGGTTGCCGCTAAAGTTCCTGGATAACGATCCAGACTTCCTGGGCTTGAGTAATACAGGGAAGCCTGCGCCTTCACCAGTGTATCTTTGTCTGTGGCACGGAGAATTGTGTTAGTTCCATACTCTCCGCCAGCGATACCATCCGTCCCTCGGAGATACCAGTTCTTAACCTTCCTGACTTTCTGGCTCCCCGCGTCCCACCAGGTAATCCCAGTGGCCCAGTTAGCTCCAGAAGCCCCAACAGAATAGTAGCCTCCCTTCACGCAAGCTGCAAAATCATGTTCTCGCTCCGCTTGTTTGCGGGCGTTGTTCAGAGCGACAAGCAGCAAATCAACCTGATTACCACTTGTCCCTTTGACAAACTCAGTCACATCTGTTTTGTGCAGATATGATGCGATTAACATTTTTAGCTGGCCGACGATCATAGGAGGCTACTATTAGTTGTTAGTGCTTACATGCGACCTGCGCCGCCTTTGCCGTAGGATTTCTTCCCAGGCTTAAAGGATTTGCCAGTCTCTGTGTTGCTCTGTGTCCCCTTCGTCTCGCGAGCATAAGGGTCGAGCATCTTCGTGTTTTTCACATCCACCGCTTTGGGTGAATCGCTTTCGTAGCCATTTGTTGGTAGTGCCATATTGTTTGTTTTGGTTAGAGTCCTTCGACGACCACACGGAATGTTCCTGTCACGTCCGCCGGGTCATCGCGGGTCGCATCAGTGGCTTGCGCCGGGTTGTAGAAAAAGAGCTTCGAGCCGTCATAGCTTGGGCAAGTGTGAAGCGCAAGCGCGTCATCACTCTTCTGAGCCATATCAGAACGAAGGATCTTTTGAAAGCCGAGCTGATCAGCAGCGATGTAATTGGTCGCCCCGCCTTGGGAAGAGAGAACAATTGTCAGCTGAAGAATTTTCAACTGCGGTGATGTGGTAGGGGACTTGAATCCCCTAGTCACAGTCAGCGTTGACGACGATTTGACGAATGCGGCCATATTAGTATGTCAGACTCGTGACGCCCTCCACGTAGAGATGGTTTTCAGGGAACTTGCACTCAAGCCCACCCTCACCCAGCCACTCGTCGCGGCGGCAATCTTCGTCAGGAAGCTGACGGTTAGCCAGAAGAGTGAGTTCACGATCAGTCAGATCGCGCCAAGCAAGACAAGGAACGTCCACAACGAACGCGCTTTGGTTATGCTGAGTGCGGTTCCACATCGGATGGGTCTTGAGAACCAACTCACCCCACGGACTTGTCCAGCGAGTGATCGCCATGCCGTAGGAGTCTTCCTTGGTCTGCAAATTGCGAGTCGTGATCGACTGCGCTTTGCAATACTTCTGGAAGATGCTCATGAAGCCGTTGCCGCACTGCATGAGTTTTTCAGATGCCCCAGGAAGTTGGTCCATGAACGCGCGTTCCATGATGATCTCGAACTGCTCGATTGTCATCGCGCCGTTGATCTTGATGATGCGCTTGTCGTTGTTGGTTTCCCAAGCGGTGGATGTGATGTCAGTGCCACCTGGGCGGTAGTCAAAAGCACCACCGTTACCAGTGTTGCCCTTTTCCCACTGCTCCAAGAACCACAGCAAACCGCCGGTGAAGCGACGCGGAACAGTCTTGCCACGTTGGTTCGTCACTTGGTCGATCTTGCGCACGCCGAAATACAACGAGCCTTCCATAGCTTCGCAGATACGGAACATGTTCTGGCGAGCCATTGTTTTGTAATGACCCGTTTCGTCCCATTCCATACCGGCTTTGAGGGCTGTGCCAGTGCTATCAAACGCTTCACGGTAGATCTGAGTGTAGTTCTCAGGTTCAATCGGAAGCTCAAGACCGCCGGAGCGGGAGGTATCACCTTCTGGGGCTGCTTTGCCAATGAGTACAACATCAATGCTGTTGGCATCAGTGTCATTGCTCACGCTTGCCACGGTAACCAGAGCGAGAACTTTTAGTCGTGTGGTAGACCCACTGACAACTTCAGTCACGACGCCCTTGAGTTCGAGGTAGGCACTCGCAGCAGCGTTTGGCACGCGGCGGAGCCAGATCACATCGTCCACGCGGAAACGTGTGTTGGAGGAGACATAGACATTGTATTCTGTGTTCTCCGTCCAAGTGAACCCAGCAGCGGCGACCGACGCGGAGTTAGCGGCATTCGCAAACGGGCCGTCACCACCACCGGCAATCGCGCCAGAAGTGATCGTTACGCTTGAAACCGGCGTCTGACGACCTTCATACCAATCGAACTTTGGCTTGTCGGTGTCGTTTTTGTCCATCAAGGACAACAGGTAGAGAAGAGGCGTATTGCCCCACGGGTATTTCCAGAAGATTTTGCGCAGTGCGCGAGCGGAGTAGCTAGTCTCCAAATCTGCTGAGCTGATTTGATTGAAGAGTGACATTGAGTTTGTATTTGTTACTGACGTTATTAAAGGTCAAAACTAGCTGCGCCATACTTCTGCACTGGACCTGGATTCCCTTGCCCCTGCTTAGAAGTTCTGAACGAGCCAGCTTGACGAGTGTGACCTGGCGCTTGTTGTTGTTTCAACGCGAAATCAGGTAGAATCTTCCGAATCACCTTCTTCGCACGTTGTGCAACGGTTTTGTAAATCTGTTCCGGTTGAAGCCCTTTAGCGCTGAATCCCTCAGCTGTAAGCTCCGCCATTGCCTGCCCGACTGCCGCGCTGTATTTTTTCAACGCGGGATAAGCACGAGTCAGGTTGTTTTGAAAGACAGTCTCCCGTTGCTGTCTTTGCTGTTCAGCAAACTGCTGCTGCATTGCAAGCAGAGGCTGCAGTTGATGCTGCAAGAGATGTTGTGTGGTCGTCATCGCATAGCGATAAGTTCCATCTTGAAGCTGTTGCAAAGCTTCTGCCATCTCCTTGGGAGTGATCTCAGGGTTTCTGAGCCGAGCAATCAGTTCCTCTGTCACCGTAGGGCGACCAAGGCGCTTTTGAATCTCATCCTCCGTGAGGGGTGTTTGACCCGGTTGCTGTCCCTGCTGCAAAGAGCGCGCAGTAACTTCCGCAATCTGACGCACAAGGGCGTCTTGGTCAAGTTGAGGAGCCTGACGCTTTTGCTTTGGGGCACCACCCGCAGGCGTTGCTGGAGCCAAATCATCGTCGTCATCATCGTCATCATCGCCCGAAAACGACTCATCGTCGTCGCCGTCTGCAGCACCGTCACCGGCACCACCATCACTGCTCGAGGCAGCTGCGCCGTCACCCTGTGGGGAGAAGCTCGCAAATTCATCGTCTTGAGGCTCATTAAAGCCCAAGCGATTAATCAAAGACCAATTAATCTTCATTTGTTGTTTGTGTTTTTTCTTGTGTTTCTTCGAGCTTTAATTGCTCAAAGCGTTCTTTCGCGTCTAGCTTTTCATTGTCCAGCCACGAAAGTAAAACTTGGTATTCCTCGGCCACGCCAAACATGCGCTCTCTGGCTAAGATGCCTTCCACACTCGTTGGGCTCACGAATATGCTGGCTAAAATGGCTTCGTGCTGGCTCTTGATATAAGCCTTTAGCTCTCCGTAAATGTCATTGACCGACAGTTCTTCGAGAGCCTTTAAGCGGCGGGCGTAGTCTTTGCTGTTTGGAGGGTCGATGGGGGCTTCGTCGGTCATGGAAGGGCGGGTGGAAGGTTAGGATCGACGGGAGGAAGCGCGGGGATGCCTGGAGGCGGCATACCGGGTTGCGCTTTTGTTTTGAATCGGGAGAGGTTCTTCACACCACGGAGCGCGTAGATTTCCTTCAGCATGGCGGGGAGGTCAAGTTGCATGCTGGCAGCGACTTCGGGGTTGGAAACGAGGCCGAGGAAGAGCTCTTGGAGGGACTGGGCGACGTAGTTGCGCTCGGATTCGATGGTAGCGTCGTAGGTGAAGAAGTCCTCGGAAGAGTAGAGTTCGTAAGGATTGGTAGGGTGGAAGGTGTCGTAGAACTGTTCGGCTTTCTCAGGCCCGACGATCTTAGAGAATGTCGTGAAGGACATGTCTTGACGGCAGGAAAGGAGGAGCTTGCGACCCAGGGAGGCAAGACCGCCATACCAGCAGGAGGCTCCAATGAGCTTCATTCGTGCGGAAGCGCCTGCGTTTGCTGTGCGGTTCTCAGTTGCGGAGCGGCGGCCAGGCGCGAAGGCTCCCATTGAGTTTTCGTTCACTCCAGAAACCATGTAGAGGATACGGATCAGTGCCTCGGAATCGTTGAAGTGGGAAGCTGTCGGGTCGGTTGTGCGGAGTTGTTCGATGAAACGGGAGGTGCCCATGCGAGGGGCACTCTTTTTCAGCAGGATGAACGGGCTATTGGTGTTCAGGGTAGACATGTCCACGTGCTGCTGATCCACAACAAGACGGCCGTCGATATTGCGACGGACAGAAGCAACGCGTGCGTTAATGAGCCAGGTGATAACTTCTTGAATAGGATCGATAAGCTTAGAAAGAGAATCAGAAAGATCGGCATGCTGATCAGGCAGCAGTTGTAATATATCGTATTGGAACTCATTTGCGGGGGAGTTGAGTGGCTGGAGACCGATAATCCGATTGTCGTTGGCGTAGGTAATAACCCAGATCTCTTCATCTTCGGAATCACCCAGCCCGTGCTCGGAAGGAACGAGGCGATACTGGACAGAAGTGCGAGCAACCATACGATCGCCCTTGGGTTGTTTGCCGGTGAAGTTAGCAGGCTCAACGCCATCAAGGCGGTTCTCGAGTTTACCACCACGGGCTTTCCAGAGTTCTGCGTCGAACTCCTGGATGTGCTTTGTGCCAGCTAGGAAGCCCTGCTTGTCGAGGCGTTTAAGGTCCTTAAGGTTCACCGACTGCTCATCAGCGGCGAAGCGTCCTTCTTTCCAGCGTGTGATTGGAACGCGGGTGTCGTAGAAGAAGTGATAGGGTGAGATGTTTTCGATCTTACAACCTTCTTTGAGGATGACTTCTTCCTCAGCACTTTCCTCTTCCTGTGGAATCGTAAGGTCGGTGGGGTCAAAGAGGAACGAGATGTCCTGCTCAGCGGACTTGTTCTCAACGAAGATAGATTCATATTCCCAACTGGTCTTGAGGACACCCAAGGAAAAGCGAACCATATCTAAAAGGGCTTCGACCAACCGCATGTGGTAGTTGGTCTGGCGAACTTCACGGTCGATGATGGCTTGAGCGGTCTCACGGAGTTCAAAGTCCTCATTCCCTGTTGCGGAGAGTTCAAAGACGCTATCTTTTGAGGTAAGGGAGATAAAGAGGAAGGTGACAAGCGTGTTGCACTGGGCGTAAGTAAGGGGAACCACCATCTTGGCGGGTTCTCCCTTTTGCTTAGCGCGAGCATCTGCGGTGTCCGTGGCTTTCTTGCGCTTGTAAGTCGCCAGGCTCTTGTCCCAAGCGGTGAAATTGCTCGCAATGAATGTGCGCGAGTTATTCACCACGCCAACAACTTCGTCAAGAAGCTCTTGGATGTTATCTGGATGCTCTTCTTGTTCGAGCATTTCGATGATTTCAGGTGTCATTGGGAGAAGGAGTTCAAGTCGCCGTCGCTAAACGGAGTGAGGTCGAGTTCTTTGTCGGAGGCGCGGGAGGGTTTCTCGCTGAGCGGTTCACTGTCGGGAGAAACCCACTCTAGGCCGTGAGAAACCGCCCTATAGAAACACTCCATCATATGATCGTCTTTATCAACTGGTTTTTCCTTTTCTTTCTGCCAAGTGTAGAGGAAGAACTCTCGAATGGTTTCGGTGCAGGAAGAACAAAAACGAATAAGCCCTAGTTCAACAGAGCGCCCGGAAATGGTGTAGGTGCGGGTGGTTTCGAGCGCTTGGCGGGCCTTTTGAATCCCGGTTTTAAGTTCCTTTGTAGCGCGTTGGACGTTGATGCCGTATGTGTAGAAGATATCAGCCAAGCACGAGCCGTCAACAGGGTTCGGGATAAACGCGCTCTGGTCGATGACACAGAGATAAGGTTGTCTCCCATCTAGGATTTCCAGAATAGCCTCGCAGAACGTGTTGATGTAGCAGTCGGCAAAGATTTCCTGCCAGCAAAAAGCCTCACCTGTCGGAGCGGTTGCCCAAAACTGGGCGGTTTGCTCCGTCCTCACATGGGTATCGATAACAACGCGAATAGTATAGTCCTCTGGAGGCGCGTCGAAGTCCTTCCATCCAATTGGAAGCTCGTCATACACGTGCTTTTCCATTGCGAAGTTCCCATAAACGAGTCCGGTGGAAGCTTTTGGGATGCCGTGGATTCGCGCTTGGCGGTCTTTAATATTCAGGCTATTTGCATACGCGTCAATATTTTCCTTTTCCAGCGTGGTGTTGTCATAAGTCGAACCCGTCATGACCCACCTTTCAGGGAAGTCGTCATGCGTTTGGCCCAGCTCAAAGCTCTTGCGCATCTTACTAGCAGGGAGGAAGTACTCGTTAATCCATTGTTCGGTAATAGGCGTGCAGGTGAACCATGCGCTGCCACCAGTGTCGATTAGCCCACGCCCAGCAGCTTCCCACATGTCCTTTGGGATCGGTTCATCCACGTGAATCCAATCCCACTGAGAGGACTCTTGGCTCATAGGGTTGTGCTTGAAAGAGGCAACAGTGTCAATGTAGATGAGACTCGTCCCGCCCCAAATGGACTTAACCGGAATGCAGTCAATCTCGCCGCTCTGATTCTTCTTCGGCGTCATCAACCGATCAACCGGAATCCACTGCATCAGCTTCCCACGCTGCCCCTCTTCCATACAGGTGAAGATTTCTCGCGCCTTGTCCCAGTCAGCCACAAGGATTAAACCCTTCGTAGGGCGCTGAGGAATACCCTTGAACCTATCAGGATCACCCTTCGCCATCCACGGGCGCTCACCAATAGCAAACGCTGCGTCCTCCGCACTTCCGCATGTTGACTTCCCAAAGCGGTTCCCAGTGCGCAGATAGCGCCTCTTCTTATCGCCGTTCCTGTGGAAAATTTCCTGCTTCTCATGCGGTTTGTAAGCGAACAGAGCGTAGTCTCTCTGAAGTTGAGTAAGCCTCCTAAGAGCCTCTAGCTCAGCGATTTGGCGTGGGTCAAACATTGTTACGGAGGTTAAGAGGGGGACTTGAAGGTTGCGATGAAGGTGGCATAGGTGCCTGCGCCTTCGGTGGTTTCAAAGGTGAAGGAGGCGGAGTTGATGAGGGTGAAGATCAGTGTGTCGGTGGTGAGGAGCGTGTCCGTGGTGTCGTCGTATGTTTTGCGTTCGACGGTCCACTGCATGGGCATGATGTGGCCGACGTTGATGAAGTAGTAAATGGTCTTGACGTTGCCGTTGTAGGGATCACCGGGATCGGGTGGCGGATCAGGATAGGCGTAGTGATGGGCCTGGACGGTATCAAGAAACGTGAACTCTTCGCCAAAATCGAGCGGGCCAAATATAACAGGAGCCGTGGGGCCAAAGGTGGAGCCGCCACCGGTGTCGGTGTATTCATAGCTGGTGCTGACGTAAGCATCGGCTTTGAGCATGTCGAGGAAGTCACTCATGCTCTGCCCCAGATAGCGCGGGTTTTTCCGGAACCTGTGCCGTCGTCACGGGCTTCGACCTGCATGCTGGATTGAATGGCTTGGACGGTTTTTGCCCCGCTGACGTAGGTAGCGATTTGGCGGTAGAGATGGGTGCTGGTATCGGCGGGAATGCTACTGCCAGTTGCAAGGGCGCAGGTGATGGTGCTGTTGAAGCCAAGGACATAGTTGTTAGTGCTAAGTTCCTGCGTGTAGGTTACGTTGAAATAGACGTATTTAGTTCCGCTGTTGCTAATGACGAGGCTGAGATTGGTAACGGGGACACCATTAACAGTGCCCGCCACCACAGCGCTAGCCGTAGAACCGTCGGTGGAGTCGGGGCAGAGAAACGGGTAACTCACAGCCGCAGCGGCCTCAGCAAGAGCAGCGGGCGGTTCAAAGGGAGAGCTGGAGGGCAAGCTTTGGAACTCGGGCAAGCTGATCGCTGGTCGATCCACATTGCGGAGGTAGTCCCAGTTTGGAACCCTGCTGAGGATGGAGAAAGAGTTCATGTCCCTGGTGCGTATGCGAGAACCTGTTTACGGAGCCAACCACCGCTGTCGGGTTCTTGTCGGTCAGAAATGATTACGGAGGCGGGCCAGTCGGTGAGTGTGGTCGCGGCGGGTGTGTGGGAGGAGGTTACAGAACCCCAGTCAGGGTGCGCGATAGAACCGGCGGTGGTTAAGGAGAAGGTGCCGAAGAAAGCGTGGAGCGTTGGTGGGAAGTGGAAAGAACCTTGATAATAGGTGATGTCGATTGGCTTTGCCTGCATCACGGTGGCAGGGACTGTGATGGTGTGGCGCTGGGCGGACCAAGTTTCAGAGAGCTTAACGCGCGTCGGGCCGTTGTAAGATTTTAAATCCCAAGACCAAAACCAGTCAGCCCTGTAGCCGGAAACGTGGTTCTTAGGGGTGGCAACAAGCGCCTGGAGGACATCAGGCCACGGGTAGCTTTCGATAATGTCGGTCTTCTCTCGTAAAGTGCCAGCGGTTGCGGGGCCAAAGAGGAAGGCTGAGCGGCCAGCGGGAGCCTCGTCTGGGCCGATGTAGATGTAGTCGTTCCAACCGTCATCTAGGCGCTCCTTTGCGTCGAAAGCCCAGTTGCCGTAGGTCGTGCCGAGGGCTGGGAAGTTCGAAGGCTTGATATGGATGTCCTGCACCGTGATGCGGAAGATCCGCTGCACGAGGTCAGGAGTGCCGAGGGTTTGGAACAGAGTCATGCTAGATGGTGAAGCGGATGCGAGAACGGACTAGGGAGACGTGGCGGAAAGTCTCGCAGACCATACCACCTGTGCGGGAGCCTTTGGCGTTGGAGTTGCCGTCAATGGTTTTGAGCATGCCCTTGGAGTCTGGCGGTCCAAGGGCGATGGAGATGTGAGAGAAGGACCAGATGACAAGATCGCCACGCTTGATGTCGCTACCGCAGGGCTTGCGGGTTTGCGTGCTGGAGTCTTGGGCGAGTGACCAACGCTCGAAGTCGAATGCGCCAGCGGTTTGCGGTCGCTTGAAGCCAGCGGTCTCGGGAATGCCAGTGGCTTTTAAAGTCTCACGGATGACCCAACAAACAAACGCAGCGCACCACGCGCCGTAGTCTTCAGGTTTAAGCCAGGTGGCGCGTTGGTAGTCGTCCACGCGAGGGCCTCGGTTGGTCTTACCAGTTTCCTTGACACCAAGCTCAGCCTGGGCGATGCGGATTAGGGTTTCTGTGAAGGCGCTCATTTGGAGGAATTGCTTTGGCTAAAGAAGGCTTTGAGGCTAACACAACCCGCGACGAGACCGGCGAGGATTAAAGCGGTGACAAGGCGCGGGGTTAGGATTCTGTCACTTTCCAGGACTGGGATCACTGGAGTTACAGCTGCGATGATGAAATAAAGAGCGCCTTCGGCAACAACAAGCTTGAAGTGTTTTGTGGCTACCTCGACGGTGGCGGTTTCGATGTTGTTCATTTGGTGGGAGCGATAGGGGTTGCGGTTGGAAGAGCGCTTTCCTTCAACTCACGGAGGTCAGCGACGTCGGTTTTGGCCAGAGTGCCATCGCGTTCAGCACGCTTGAGCCAAAGGTCAAAGGCGGCGGTGGCGGTTTTGGAGAGACGGGCCGTTTGTTCGGGTGTGGAACAGGCGGTGAGGGAAACGAAGCCCGCAAAGCTAATGGCGGAGATGAGAAGACGCGCGAGGATGTTTGCAGTTTTCATAGTATGGGTTTGGTGCTGGGTTGTTATTTCTTAGCGAAGGCGACAACTAGCCAGATGAAGGCAAAGAAGCCCGCGACCATCCAGCCGGCGAGTTCCTTAGGGCTGGTTGGAAGGTTTGAGAGGAGATAGCTCATTGGGTGGGTTGAGTTTATCGAAAATGTCAGTAGGTTTTAAAGCCTTTGAAGCGGTTAGGTGACTATAAAGTCGTGTGATCTCCTCGCGAAGTTTGTTAAGCTCCACGCGGGACTCTTCGCGGTTCTCTTTCACAGCGCCGTGGAGTTCTTTGACGGAATTAAGAAGGACCGACTGCACTTCCACGCGGGTCGCAAGGGCTTGAACGGTGCTATTGAGTTGTTCGAGCTTGCCGGGGAGCGGTTGTACAGTAGCCCACCAGGAGCCGATGCAAGCGACGCCGAGGATGAGTTGCCACGGGGTGACGCCGAGAGACTTAAGGGAGGCCTGAATGGGGGATATCATGGTTAGGCGCTGGGAGGTTCAGGTTCAGCGGGTTTTGTCAAATCCCCGTCGGGCAGCCTAGCTAGCATCTCCTGCAACGCTGTGCCAGCAAACTGGATCAGTGTCGGGTTGCCGGTGGATTTAGCAGCGGCGTAGGCTTCAATGGCGGTGGCGAGGTCTTGTTTGTTCATTTTGCGACTTGTTGGATGAGGGATTCAATTTGTGCTGTTGCAGCAAGGCGGGTTTCTTCCGGTAGGGAGAGCACCATATTCACCATTGCCAAGCCTTTACGGGTGGCTAGTTCCTGCTGCCAGGAACGGATTTGACGCATACCGACTTCGAGCACAAATTCGTCAACGGTGAGATTGTCACTGGTGGACGCATTGTGCTCCGCGAGCTTTTCAGTAACGATGGATGTTTGTTCTGGGGATAAGTTCATAAGAGTTAAGCGAGGATGCCGAGGTTGCGCAAAGCCTTCACGACTTGGCCAATCGTGTAGCCGTCCCATGTGCCAGTATCGTTGGCAATTAGGGAGGTGTTAGCGACAAAAGTTGATGATGCGATGGCTGTTGTTGGCTGGATAATCGGTGTGGCGTTCCAGAGGCCGATGAGCTGGCTGGAGGCAATGCCGAGCTTGATAGCACCGATATTGCCTGAACCAGTAGCCGCACCACCTTTGATGATGACAGCACCGCCATTATTGTTCACTGCTGCGCCAGCGCTACCGGCGTCACCACCTGTGACATTCACCGCGCCACCTGCGCCACCAGTTCCGCTGACGGACGCCTTACCGCCAGCAACAGTCATTGTATGTCCGCCACCCGTATAACCTCCACCATAATCCTTCTTTGCTGGACGGATCGTGAAATCAAGTGCCGTGTCAGTGATGTATGTAGCTTCAATGGTTGTGTTCACCGTGCCATTGGTCGTGCGAAATTCGCAGGCAGGATAAATCGAGCTTCCTCCAATCATTTTGGGGGAAGCTCCACTGTCACCATTTAACGATATAGCGCCTCGCGCTGAGGAGCTACCATTATAAAACCCTTGAAAGACCGCGCCGTTCCCATCACAGCTAATCGTCATGCCATGCGTTGAGCTTGCCGCGCACTGAAAGGTGAGCAGCGACTTGGTAAGCGAAAACTGCGAGATGCCGTTCAGTTGGAAATCAAGGTAATTCCCAGTGAATGTCTTGATGTTCATGCCAAGACCTGTGCCCGCAGCATTACCAGCAAACACCGTTGGTGATCCAGTTGGGTCTTCGAGCAGCATTTGAGCCACCGTGGCTGCTGTCGCTACCTTCCATGCGCCAGATAGTTTGACAGCTGGCGTGGACGTTGCACCGGCTACGCTAAAGCTATTCGCAGCGCTGAACGTGTTCGCAGTGCCAAGCAACGCAGCCGTGCCCGTGACAGGAACTGTGAGAGTGAAGCCACCTGTGGCGACAACCCCACCACCTGTCATGGAGCCGCTTCCAGCAACACCACCGCTAGGAGCTTTTGTAATTGAAAGCATAACTTAAAACCTCCCTACGTTAAGGTTAACCGCACCACCAGAGGCCTGTTTGGCAAGCCACCTAGCGGAAACGAGAGCGGGCGTGTCGGTCAACAGCGTCGTTGGCTCTGTCGCACTAGTAGCGGGCGCGAGATAGAGCTCCTCGCTCGCAGTGAAAGGGTCTGCGGTGTCGTTGTGACCTGGCTTCGCGACGAGTGAGAAGCCCACTGTTGTGCTGAAGTTCTGAATCCACAGTGCTTTCTTTGGGGCCTTCGTGTTATCGGCTGCTAGAAGCGTCGTGGCGGTGTTATTTGGGATAGATACTGTTGCCATAAAGGGGGTTTCGTTAGTTTCCGGTTGCCGTTGTGTAACCAAGTTGTTTCTTCATCCTTGCAATTTCCTCAGCGGGATCTTGAACAATCTTGCCGCTGGAAAGTTGGATGTGCTGCGGCGCTTTTCCACGATGCTGGTCGATGATGTACATCGCACATTTTGAACGCACGGCGGGATTATCGCTCGTCTTCATCAAGTCGCGAAGGGTTATGAGGGCTTCTGCGCACGTGGCCTCCAGCGCTTTATCCAAACTCGTGATTTCCCTTGTCGCTTGCAGGCCGTTAACCTCATCGACGAACTCTTCCGACCGCATAAGCTCGTCCAGGACGACGTCGCTAAGGCTCATCACCTCTGAAATCTCGTGCGGAAGCACACCACGGGTCCATAGCATCGCGACTTTCTTCAGGTCAATCTTGCTATCCAGCACCTTTGCTTCTGCATCACGCACTGTGGGCCTGGAACCGCCTAGAAGGTCACTCACCGAGAAGTCCATACCACGCTCGTCAGGGTGTGTAAACCCTTTTGACCCAGTTCCTTGCGGTTGGGTGAGTGGTAGGATGGTGAAGGGCATGGTTAGAGGGTGGTAGTTCCGAGTTGGAGGGCGGCGCCGTAAGCCTTAGCTGCGTAAGAGCCAGTAGTGATGAAAGGCTGCTGACTAACGGGAGTCGACTGCGCTCCGTGAAGCTTCGGCACTGTGTTTCTGACGTGCTTAATGGACACTGGCCCCGTGGCGGGTGTAGGGTTCTCTCTCATGGCGGGAACGATAACACCGTCGCACTTCTTTGCAATTTGAATTTTGCCTTTCTTCTTTCCAGAAAGCATTAAGGTTGTGGAGGAGAGTTTTGTAGAGAAAGGCCTTTGCGAACTCTCACGCGCGGGGGAGGGATATAAATAGCGCAGCAGACCCCATCTGGGCAAAGTGCTTGGGGTTTAGGTATAGGGTGACAAGTGAGGCGCGGTTGCTTTGCTTGTCATAACCCTTCCATCTCCTGTATCCTATGAATCCTCGTAAAAATCCGCTCTTCACGTTTGAAATCTTTGGTAGCCTAGGCACGTGTTGGCTACAACGCGATGGCATCGTCGGCTATAACTTCTCTAATTGGGAACTTGGCGCAAGCTGCGATCATTGGTCGGACATGGAGAATAATTACTGGCGTGAGGATGAGCTTGCTGATTTTGTAGCGATCTTTGGCACTTGCTTCTCCGGCGACTTAACAGTGGGCGATCTACTACCCACCATCAAATTTCTGGCGGAAAACGCCAGCACTGAACTAAACTAAACAATACGATAACACTATGAAAACTAACGAAAACACTGCAATGCTCCCGCTTGAAACTCTTTTGCCTATCCGCGCGACTAGTGGAGGTGAAAGAGGAGTGAAGGATAGCGGGAAGAACTATAACTACAATCTCCCAAAGGCCGCTTTTATGGCGCTTATTGGGGAAGTGTTTGACAAGGAGGTTGCGAATAGCAATCCTGAAAATGCGAAGAGCGGAGGGGCGGTGAGTCAGTTCCTGCATAGCTACGGCGTTACGGCAGATAAGATGGAGAAAAGTGGCCGTGATCCGTTTCCGGGTGAGGGGCAGACCTTTAACGGGGATAACATGGAAACTTGGCTGGAGATTCTGGAGTTCAAGGCTCCTCGCACTGGTGGCCCTAGAAAGACAGCGGAGGAGGTCACGATTGAAGCGATTTTGACCACGTTGAGCGTGCCGGGGATTACATGGGCAATGTTGGCGCCGGTTTATCCGACCATCACGGAGGCTAAAATCGAAGCCTACAAAGCGAAGATCGCCGCAAGGGCGGAGGCGTAGTAGATAGACATGGAGCCTAGCGGGTGAATTAAACTCGCTAGGCTCAAGCCTATTTATTAAACAATCCCGCCCCCTGCCCTCCGATAATATTGTGGAATTTGCCTATGGCGGAGTAGGGTTCATTTGTCAAAAAAATCTCTAACACATCTACCCCCCCCTATCGTTATACATTGCCCCGGAACGGAATTTCCCTTGCATTTCCCCTTTTTCCCTCCACCTTTACCTTTCGGCCATCCCACGCCAAGCCCGCCAGCTTAACAATAGGCACCAACACACAACACTATGTTCCACATCGACGCTACATTCGAAGACATCCGCATAATCGCACAAAGCCAAGAGGGCCATGAATACGACGTGATTCTCGCCGACGGAAACACTGGCAAGCAAGACACGCTCAAGTGCCTCTCCGCCAGCCACCTAGCCATGATCTTCGCTTTCAACCTCGACATTAACGGCGAGCCGGAAGGTTTTGAGCAGTTCTACGCCGCTCTTGAGCCAGTCCTCGCCCACCTCCCTCGCGAACTTCGTCCCATCCCGTAACCAAACACACCGCCCGTTAGACTCCACATCCTACGGGCGGCAGTTTGCCTATCCTGCCCTCGGTAAAACCTCCTTCCCCACCATCATGGTCACAATCATCACCCATCTCGCCACAAGACTCCCGAAGTCCACAAATCTCAGCTACCCGCTCACCGATGAGCAGAAACTACGCTTTCTTTCCCGTCTCTCCCAAAGTCCAGATGAAAACGGCTGCGTGCTTTGGGGAGGACGGCGCGACAAAGAAGGCGGGAGGATCAAGATGAACAACGTCGACATGGCAGCGCATCGTGTCGCTTGGATGGTTTACAACGGCCCAATTCCTCCCAACCTGCAAGTGAGGCATTCCTGCAATAAACTCCTCTGCATGACGCCAGCCCACCTCTACCTTGCGGAGCCGCCCGTGAAGAAAGTCAAAGAAATCAAACAGCATGGAAATAAGAAGCTCTCGGATGAAGATATTCTATCCATCAGGATGCTCCGCAGCGAGGGAAGAACGCTAGCGGACATTGCCCTTCTTTACCACGTCACCCCACCAACCATCTATAACGTCTGCAAGGGCATTACAAGGCGAAACGTCCCGTTTGAAGCTGGACAAGAACCAAAGCAACTCCCTTGAAAGAATCCAGTGCATGCAATGCACGGTGAAAGCAAACTTTCCCTCAACCCCAAACACCACCACAAACAATGAAAGCAAATCCTAAAAACCTCACTCCTGATGAAGCAATCAAAACCGTTCTCGCCAAGTTCCCCGCTGTCCGCGAGACACCAGTCCGTAACGTCGCTCACTGGCCAAACAATCCAATGCACAACGTGCTCAATCTGGAGCAAGACCGCAAAGCCTACGGCTGGAAAGGCGATCTTTTCAAAGCAATCAAGCTCGTCCTCAAGTTGCAAGGCAAGCTCTAAGCCCTCCGTAACTCCTTCTTACCCACACCACAAATGGACTCCTACCTCAAACTCTTCTTCTGGATGCTCGTTTTCATCCTGCTTTTCACGATTGTTTCGAGATTGGTGATGAAAGATTAGCCCTTTGCCAGTGCGAGAATCGCACGGTGAAAGTAACAAGTTCCTCCGCAATAAAACCCACACCGCCTCCCATGAACTCAGCCCTAAAAGAAGTTAAAGACAAAATCACTCGCGTCCGCGCCCACATTGCCACCCTCTCTGAAGGGTCGTATGAGCACGAGATTGCGGTGGAGCATCTGAAATCCCTGAACGCAAAATACTCCACAATCTCCAGTTACCTCCCTCCCATTCAACCTCCGCCGCCCGCCCGTATCTTCAACATCTCAATCAAATGCGGCATCAGCGCGATCTCAAACGCCCCCAAGCTCGAGAAAGAAGATCCTTGGGTTTGGAACTCTCTCAACGAGAAACAAGCAAAAGCCCTCGAACACGCGCAGAACACCATCCGCGAGTTCTTCTTCACAACCTGTGAGAAACACGTTCTAAAGTTAATCTGCCTCTCCGGCGGGGTCAAAAAATCCATGACCGACCTCGGCTTCGGGCCGTTATTCCTCCTCCCGGAGTTCATCCGCAAAGCGCAAGGCCCGCAGTTGTTCAAAGCCTTTGAGGAGAAACTTTTGAAATAATATGACCACCCCATCCACACCACCCACCGACCCCTGGGCCTTCCTTACTGCCCTCCGCCTCAAACATGAAGCCGCCGCAGCGCTTGCTCGAAAGGAAATTGAGGACAAGAAACTTCTCCGCCTTAAACCCTGGTGGCTCCAAGCCTCGCAGTAACCCACTCCCATGCGCTTCACTCCTTACTCCGAACCCTCCGACGCCGAAATCGACGCCCTCCGCCACCAGCCCACTTGCGACTGCGGCGCTCCTGTTGAGCATTTCGGAGATACCTGCGATGCTTGCAACGAAATTCTAGCTCTCGCACTTGAAGAAACAACCACAGCCCTTTCCCTTCCACTCGGTAACAAGTCTTAACCCACACTAACATGATCACTAATGAGCAAAAACTAATCTTCAAACGCGCGGCTGAGTTACTAGAAGACGGCGAAAGTATAAATAAATTTTGTTGCAACGCCATCACACTGGCAGCCTTTGAACTTGGACTCGCGCCTTTCGACGCGCTCAATACTTTCGCTAGGGTGTTCAAACCTGAACCCCGCGCGGAAGTTTACTGGTTCCAAATGGACTCCAGAGGCGTCGAAATTGACACCCAAACCGCCCGCATCATCGCACTCCTTTCCCTCACACACCTATGAACCCACCACCCGACTCCCGCACACCGCGCTACATCGACCTAACTGGCCGCTCCACCAGCTTGAAATCCACGCTTTCCCCAGAGAGCAAGTTGTTTGAGCCTTCCGAACAAGTCTTCACTTCAAACCGTTCCAGTGACGACTTCATCAAGACCTCTTGGAAGCTCTTCACGGTCTTCGGTATCATCAACCTTGCGATTGTTCTGGCTTATTGGATTTCAAGCAACAAATAACAATATGACACACCTCCAACTCTCAATCTCCCGTAAGAACCTCGCTAACCCTTCTATCTCAACCTATTCCTTTTTCTTCCGAACCGACTGGATGGAGCCTGACGAAGCCCTTCTTGTCCTAGAAGAGATTAAAAGAGCTTTCTTTTTTCCACGCTACAAAATCACTGTGAACGAAAGAACAACAGTAACAACAACCCAGCAAGAACTAACATGAACACCGCCCAAACCGCCGATCAACTCGAACTCGCAGCAGCAATCCTCAGAACGGGGCATCCGTGGGAATATTCCACCGATCACTTTCACTGGTCGCTTTCATCAGGCAAGTGCCCTATGTTTGCGATTAAAAGCGAGTGGGAAATCCGCCTCGTCCTCGCAACCCCTCCCGACAACCGCCCACTCCACAACCCTGAAAACCTAACCGCCGAGCAGGTTGGGGCTGGGTATCGGTTAATATTACTTGGCGAGCCATTCAACCCCAAAGCGGAATACATGGAGCGCAAAGACCGTTGGCTGGCAACGATTCAAT